TTACAAACCTTTGTGGATAACTTCCGTGATATTATCACAAAGAACAGGCTAATAACGAAGCAGAGATTGCGTAAAGCACAATTAGACTTAGCACTTAACAAGCATGATAGAGTGATGTTGATATGGTTAGGCAAACAGATGTTGGGTCAAGCAGAAAATCCAATATCAGAAGAAAGCAATCAAGTGTTACCTTGGCTTGATGAAGAATCTGCAGATGAATAGATATATAGAAAACAGATATGAAGTTAACAGCCCCTCAAAAGGATATCCTAAACAATCCAGCACGATTTAAAGTTGTTGCTAGTGGTAGACGTTTTGGTAAAACATACGCCAGCATAGCCGCTGTAGCACAACAAGCCAGGTTTCCCAATCGCAAATGCATGATGGTATTTCCCAGTTATCGAATGGCAAAACAAATCGTGTTTGATGATCTCATACAATTATTAAAATCAAAAAATTGGGTAAAGAAAATAAATCAAAGTGATTTAACAGTAACATTGGTTAACAATTCAATAATAATGTTGCGTAGTGCAGACAATCCAGACTCAATACGTGGTGTAGGTTTAGACTTTGTGGTTATAGATGAAGCCGCAGATATACCTGAAGAGGCTTGGACAGCAGTTATACGTCCAACACTATCAGACAGAATGGGTTCTGCAATGATTATAGGATCTCCTAAAGGAAGGAATTTTTTCTACGATCTTTTTCAAAATGCCAAACACATGGAAGACTGGAACAGTTGGCAATACACCACAGCACAAGGTGGCAATGTCACAGAACAAGAAATTAACCAAGCAAAACAAGATCTAGATGAACGTACTTTTCAACAAGAATACCTAGCACAATTTGTTAATTATTCAGGTGTTATATATTATGCATTTGGAGAACACAACATACAGTCAATGCCCCAACCTGCTGATGTTAGAACACCACTACACATAGGAATGGACTTTAACATAGATCCAGGTTGTGCTGTTATTGGTTATGTTCACAAAGGTGGCATACACATATTCGATGAAGTAGAAATATATGGTACAGACACAGGCGAAATGGCCAGAGAAATACAACAGCGATATCCGGGAAGAAAGATAATTGTGTATCCTGATGCCAGTGGTGCACAACGTAGAACAAGTGCTGGAGGCATAACAGATCACATCATACTAAAGAACGCAGGATTTGAACTAAAAGTGGGCAGTATCAATCCTTCAGTGAAAGATCGCATAGCATCGGTAAATAGTGTGTGTAAAAGCAATGATGGTGTTGTTAGGTTAACAGTAGACCCAAAATGCAAGAAAGTTATTGAAAGTCTACGCAAACAGGTGTACAAAGAAGGCACAAGACAACCAGAGAAAAGCGGTTACGACCATATGTGTGATGCACTTGGTTATTTGTGTAACAACTTGTACCCCTTAAAACAAAACATTAACAACAATCAAGGCAAAATACGACGTGCTACAGGAGGCCACTATAAATGAACCAAAAATTAGTTAGATACATCATAAACGTACTCGAACCAAAAGATCAATACCTATTGGATTTTGTTGACCTAACACTTAAAGGTTGTCAACATCAAGCAGAAACATATCTGTCACAATGTCCAGTAGGCACAGACTACATGCATGTGCAAACAGCATACACCAATGAACACAAATGTAAGTATGCACCTAGAAAGCATATGACCAGCAATGTGGTCATTAATATAGGAGACATACGATGAAAATACCAGAAAGTTGGAAAAGCGAAAGCAGTCACAAAACACTAGGGGTGAACACACTAACACTAACAGGCATCAGTCTGTTGTGGGGGACCATGTTAAATCTCATTTCGCCATGGTGGAACATTGTAACAGTGTTGTGTTTAATGGCAGGATATGGCAATGAAATACGCAAGAGAGAAGAATCATGAGTCAACCTCCAGAAAAGAATACCAGTCAATGGAAGAAAAACGAAAAAATAATCAATGAGAATCCTGCACTAAAACAAGCCAGAGACATTGCAGAAGGCATAGAAAAGCCAGCACATCGATACAAAAGCAGTGGAGGACAATGGCATGGTGGTAAAGGATCTAGAAGCAGAATAGACACCAACAGTCAACAGTACAAAGACAATTGGGAAAGAATATTTGGTGGTGATAGAAAGAATGTAAACCACAGAGATGATGATGGATCATAGAAGTTACGTTGGCAGTTCTGGTGAATTCGACAGAATGGGCAAATGGCAATTTGATTATGTTACACCTAAAATAACCAAAAAGACTCGCTTTCTAGATCTAGGCTGTGGCAGTATGCGTTTGGGCAAACATCTTATACCATGGTTAAACAAAGGCAAATACATTGGTCTAGACAGAAATCAACAAATGATCGATGCTGGTATTCAACAAGAACTACAACCTAACACTGTAGAAAAAAAGGCACCACAATATGTTGCAACAACCACGTGGGATATGAGCAACATAAAACCAGTAGACTTTGTGTGGGCACAAGCAGTGTTTAATCACATAAACATAGAAAGCATACAAGCATGTTTACGCGAACTAAAAAACGTTATGCATAGCAACAGTGTGTTTTATTTTACATATTGGCCAGGAGTATATAATCCACAAGCAGATGACACTTACACCATGAGTAAAATAAATGTTTACAAAACACCAGAACAAATGTCAGAAACATTTGCCGAATTTGGCTTTACAGTAGAACACACTGAAGAAAAGACCATATTAGGACAATCAATAAGCAGAGCAACATTATGAATAGAACAGAATGGTTATATGAGGTTAAAAAACAATTACCTAGTGTAGAAACAGCAGTAGAAATAGGTGTTTGGCGTGGAGATTACTCACAACAAATTATAAATGTTCTCAAGCCTACTACATTTTATGGTGTTGATCCTTATGAACTGTTTGAAGGTATGGTAAGTGCACCAGGACCAGAATATAACACACAAAAGGACTTAGACGCACTTGCAAGTGCAGTAGAAAACAGATTACAACATTTGAATCAAAGTGTGTTGCTTAGAATGACCAGTGTAGATGCAGTAGCACACTTTGAGGATGACAGCATAGACTTTGTGTACATAGATGGTGATCACACTTATCGAGCAGTAGTGCAAGATTTAGCCATATGGTGGCCAAAGTTAAAAAAGGGTGGCATAATGAGTGGCGATGATTATATCAAAAGCATCACAGGTAAAGGTTATCCTTTTGGTGTTATTCCTGCTGTGAATGAATTTGTTCAAGATAATAACTTAGAACTAACTGTTACAGAGGGTGCAAATCCCAGTTGGTGGTTTACAAAATGAACTTCTTGCATATACCTAAATGTGGAGGCACTGCACTAAAGTATGCCATAGAAGGTGTTGATAATCCTCCTTACGGTATATTGGCAATGCAAGGACACATACCAACATTACAAAACACAAACAGTGAAGTGTTTTTTCAAATCAGAGATCCATGGGAAAGATTTTGCAGTGCATTTTGGGAAAGAAAAACAGTACATGCAAGACAACAACAAAATGCACAAAACGGTAAGACATCTTTTGGATATGCTATACCAACGCCCAGTGAACAAAGATATTTAGATTCTTTTGACACACCAGATAATCTATGCAGTTACCTCCGCACAGGTGGCAATCTAACAGGCATCCTAGAAGAACTAGCATCACCGCACAACAGATGGCTAGGCAACTTAGAATCATACAAACAACATGAACACAAAGTCAAGTTAGTGTATGAAACAAAACATCAAGATGCCGCAGTGTTAGAACATTTTGGTATAACATGTCCACAAGATGCATTTAGCAGACGCAGTAGACGTGCATTCGATAGACCACAAAGTTATGAATGCAGTGAACAAAACCACAAATGGTTTATCGACCAATATAGGCCTCATGAATACGAATTGTTGGCATATATAACTGTACAACAGTACTATTGGAGGCCATAATGAATATATTAGTCAGCAAATTTTACACTGTGAGTGACCATAGCAAATGGTACAATGACAGAAGCAGTGAAGAAAACCTAGAACAAAATTACGAAGCAATGAAAGATATCTTGATCGAAAGTGCCAAAAGGCATTTGATTGATCTAGATGATGTTATCATTCACACAGACATTGTAAAAGACATAAGACATGGTTTTGTGAAACACTTCGAAGAAATATATGAATTATGGAAGCAAGGACACAACATACTGTACTGTGATCTAGATGTTGTGTTCACAAAGCCAATAAGAGTGTTTGGAGAATTTAGTGATTTCATGATGTTTAATCACACTGATCCTCGTAGCACAACACATGACAAATGGAACTTGCATTTTGGTGACTTCTTTAATTGTGGTGTAAGATACTATCCACAAAGCATGGAGCAGTCAGTGTGGGACATTGGTATTGCCAGAATGAAGAACTTTGACTATGAACGTTGGGATTCAGAACAAGTTGTATACAATGAAATGATGTGGAGTCAAACAAGAACTGTAGGTGAAGATGATACAAAAACAAAAACAATAAACAGTGTAGAACACTATCACAATCCACATTTTGCATACCAATTGTTGAATTATCCACCTACACCACAACTAGATGAATGGAATGGTTGTGCTTTAAAAGATGCCGCTATAGTACATGTACATGGTAGTAGAGGTAGTGCCGATAGATTAGCAATCATGCATGAATTGAACAATGGTGAAATATCAATATTGGCCAGAGTGTATTGGCGTAACCATCCCAGTAAACCAGAAGAATTAAATTGTAAAGATTATGTTCTCACTGGCACAAAAGCAGACATTGATTTGAGATTAAGATTTGCCATTGGAAAATATGGCTATGTTAAAGTAGAAACAGCAGAGGTAAAAGATGAGGAAATCAAAGCACAGAGCACTATCACGTTATAAGCACGGTGGTAAATTTAGAGGTAAAACAATAAGTCAAAGTGAAATACAAAGACGTATTGCACAATCGTTTGGTTTTAGGCATTCATTGCCCCAACCGGACCTAATGGACCAACCGGACCAAACCACTGTATTTACTGATGAAGCAGTAGAAACCAAAACGTTACAATTATAAAAAAGTGTAGACTAAGTATTACTGCTTGTCCTAACTTGCACACTGATATAAAACAGTAAAAAGAAAACCCCTAATGTATTGCTACACTAGGGGTTTTTTGTTACTTGTATATTGTAGAGTTGAATAGTAATACACACACAAGTTACAAGTTGTTGAGGTGCCAACCTCTATAAGTATAAGTATATAATTAAGAGCACGGTTTATTTACACAGGGTATTCTCCTTAAATGTTTGTGCTCTCAATACTAATTATACTATCACCTTAAGAATTGTCAACCGAATCTGATTGATATGCATTCTTAAGACTAACAGCACTAATTTTACATTTCTTAGAATTTTCTTTGAACATTTCGAAAATACCTAATGCAGTACCAATAGCCCAATCACTGGAATTTTCTCTATATCTCATAAAACGCAATGATTTACCATTAAGTGCAAAAGTATTTGATAGGCCTAAAACCCATTGCTCAAATTCTTTACCACATGCAGTACTAGGATCCATCAATGTTTCATACCCTTCGGTTGTAAACAATTTAACTAATCCAGTAAAGAACAAATCTCCAAATGTGTTGTCATGTTTCCATGCTTCATTGATAAGACTTGCCGCATAGATAGTAGCGTCTTCACTCATATGCACACATTTTTCGAATGTAGCAAATTTGACTGGTTTTGACCAACCTTGTTCGCCTTCACGCTCATTAGTCCAGTATAGACCTGGCACATCATTTACTTTACCACAAGATAGATGACATTTCATTAATACATCTTGCAAATGTAAAGCATCTGGATCGTTTGCAACAATGTCTGCCCAAAACAGATCTTCTGCTTTTACTTTGCTGATAGTTCTACCATTTGTGTTACTAAATAGTCTTGCACTCTTTATAGTTGCCATTTCTTCAGTGTAATCACTGAAATCAATAACATGTGCATGAACTGTTTTAACACTAGGTAATAGCATTTTAAGTATTTCTAATCTGTGTTGTCCATTAACACATCTAAGTGTGCCGTCTGGATATTTTACCACAGTAGGAACGCCAAAAAGATTCCAATCAAATCCTTTGATTGTTTTAATATACTTCTTAACATTATTTGCATTATAATATCGTTGAGATTCATCTAAATCAATATCTGATATAGATAATTCTTCGATAGTTGGTTTTGCACCGTATGAAATACCTACATATTGCTGTAGGTCTCTAGGTACGGTATTGGGTCGCGTTAGTAACGCATCGATTAAAGATTCTTTCATCTTAGTCTCCTAGCCCTAAAAAGAGCGGTTAAATTAATTAAAATTACTCGTAAAAACAAGTAAATGACTTATAACTATAAATCATACTATTATATTAGCACCTTTTTGTGTATTGTCAACCACTTTTTGAAATATATTTGCAAAAAGATATAAATAGTAGTGCATATATGTTTACAACCCCCATAGGAGACTAAATGGCTAAGTCCTTAAGTTATTTCGATTTCGTGGTCGGATCCCACGATCTTTACCAACGTTATCAAGATGATTGGAAATTAGCAGTAAAGAGCTATTATGGCGGCGTAGAATACCGCAACGGTAATTATCTTAAAGCATATGAAATTGATTATTCAACACCAAGTGATATAATCAATACATATGATATAGACGACAGTGGCAATCAAACCGCTGTTTATAGAACCAGTGTACAACCAGTTAACACTAAATCAGAAGCAGATCACGGCACGCAATATGCCAGCAACTTTTATACAGAAAAATTACAGAATGTTCCTGTGTTACCTTACACAAGATTGTATGTAAGCGAATACAACGCAATATTATTTAGAACACCACCTGTAAGAGAACTACCAGAAACACCAGAAGTAGAAGAATTTGAAAAGAATTGCGATGGTGAAGGTAATTCATTAAATGAATTCATGAGTATGGTAGACACATATACTACAATATATGGTATAGTGTGGGTAAGTTGCATCAAGCCTGCAGGCAGTGATATTCCTGTATGGAAAATGCATTCACCATTAGATGTTACTAACTGGAGTTATGGTTACACAATAGATGGTAAATTAGAATTAAACAAATTGGTAGTTAGAATAGCAACAGAACCAGAAGTAGAAATATTCCAATACTTTACCAAAGACACAATAGATACAATATTTGTTCCTTACGATGATGATGCAGACTTTGAAGTACCAGAGGGTGCAGAATTCATGGAAGGAGAAGACGGAGAAGGTCTTTACAAGATTTCCCAACCTAATGAGTTAGGGTACATTCCTGTAAGACCCGTGTATCAAAGTACTAAAATATATAATGGTGTAGGACATACACCTATCTTTGATATCGCTCAGTTACAGAGAGCCAATTACTCCTTATATGGAGACTTGTATGCAATACAGTCATATGGCGCCCACCCAGTTACAGTATGTGACGAATCAACATTGCAACAAAATGACTTTTCTGTATCGGCGGAGCCCGGATCGGTAATTAGTGTACCGGCTGGACTTGCGGGCGAACCTAATTATGTGTTCAAATTTGAAGCACCAAGCATGGACAGTTACAAAGAACTAAAAAGCATGGTGGATATGAACATAGAAAAAATGAACCAAGTTGCAATGATTAGAAGTGATGAACTAATTAAAGCAAGTAGAAGCGGTGTTCAAATAGAGTATTACGACAGTAAATTAGAAGCGTTTATCAGAAAGAAAGCAACAAGCCTAGAAAACGTAGAAGCAAATCAGTTGTGGCCAATGTGGTTTGACTGGATGGGATTACCTATGCCAGATGATTTAACAATCAGTTACAACAGATTGTATTCACAAAGAGGCTTAGAAAATGAATTAAAAGAAATGGATATGCTTATTGATGCATACACACGTTATCAAGCAGTGTTTGGTGCAGACGTAGAATATACAGTAGAAGAATATCCAACACAAGAACAAGCAGAGGCTCGTGCAACGGAATTGGGCGGGTCAGGAAGTCACAGTCATGAACAAGAAGATGGAACTGTGGTTTACATGCCTTTTGCAACACATGAAGAATACGAACTTGTTATGGAAATGAAAACAGGTAGTGATGCTGAAGAAGGCAACTTTAAAGAAGATTTAAGAGAAAAGATCAAAGATAGATTAAATCAATTGATCGAAGGAACATATTCACAAAACAGCCTATAAGGCTGGTAGGGTGTAACATAAGAAGTTGCACAAAAATTACGCATACTTCTGCGATTAAAGGAGAAAAAAATGGAAGACACAATCCAAGAAAACACGGCAGTTCAGTCCGATAACACTGAAACGGTAACAGATTCCGCAAAACCTGTTGACAATATTGTCACAGATACAAAATCTGATAATATTACAACACCAAGTGTTGAGACCAGAGACGGTAAATTATTTGTTGATGGCGTTCGTGTTTATACACGTGATGACACAAACAAGATTGCCGCAAATGCTAAAAAAGAAGCAGAAGGTCGCTTTCTAAGTGAACTTAATGTGGATAGCATTGAAAATGTTAAAAGTGTAGTTCAAACACTACAAGAGACTACTCCAGAAGCAGGTCTTAATGTTGAATCGTTAAGAGATGCTGTTAAAAAAAGAGAAGCAACTGTAGAAGAACTAAAAGCACAAGTAAACAGTCTCAAAACAGATTTGTTGTTGAAAGACCATATGAGTAACTTGCAATCAGCAATGCCAAGCAATTGGAACGCTGATCAAAAGAATGCTGTAGTTAAGTTAATGAAAGCAGACGGCATGTTGGCAGTAGAAGGTGATACTTTTGCTATTAGACAAGGCGACAATTTCTTAACAACGGATGGTGAAACACCAGACTATGCTAAAGCAGTCGAAGTTGTAGGTAAACAATTAGGTCTTCAATTCGGCAAAAAAGGTGTTGATGTACAGTATGGCGAAACAACTACCGATGTTTCATCTAAGACTGCAAAGCCTATGGATGAAAACAGAGTTACTAGCGATGCTGAATACAGAGCGGCGTATTTACAGATACGTCAGTATCAACCAGGAGTATCCAGGAGTGATATAACCGATGCAATGGTTAAGAAACAAATGGAAAAAGCTCGTGGTCGAATAAAATATTAAAATTGTCATAATATAACAGGAGAATACAATGGCAGGTACATCAAGTAGTTCAATTCAGCAACTGTATTCTGATATTAATGCGGACTTAATTCCATATTTCATGGACGCAGTCTTACTTCCTAATCAGCAGTTGATCCTGAATTCATATGTTATTAGTGGACAAAGTGGTGATACACTAAGAATTCCATTAACTAACACATATAGTGACGCAGTTACAGTGACAGAAGGTGCTTCAATCGTAGGTACAGCAGATTCACAAAGTAACTTAGTCCCATTAGCGGCTAACATTACAGTTGGCAAAAGAGGTATTGCAACAGATGTTTCAGAAGAAGCATTAGAAGACGGCGGTATCGACGTAGTTAGAAATGCAGTCTTAACTAGACTATCAGGTGGTTTAGCACAAGCAACAGACGTTGCTGGTTTTGGCGTTGCTAAAGCAGGCTTTACAACTCACACTGATACAGGTGAAGGCGGATCTAACGCGGCTTTCGATACTAACTTCGTTTTCTCACCAGATGCAATGGCCTATGCAGCCAAAAGAGAACCTGTGGTCAAGATGTGGTACAACCCAGACACAGACGTACACGAAATGCGTGGTACTGTGAGAAACGGTTTTGCTACATTAAGAGCTGGCTTTGGTCAAAAAATTACATCAAGAAAAGGTGTAGGTAATGCGGCGGCTAACTTAGTTGCAATCGCAAAAGGTGTTTCTAACTTAAGAACACAAAACGCACCTACAATGGATGGCGGTTTCTATGCAGGTGTTATTTCACCAGCATTTGAATTTGCTATCAACGAACAGATCGCACTAGCAGGTGGATCAACAATCGGATCACTATCTGATGTTGGTAACAGAGCATTGCTACAAGGTCTAATTGGACAAGCGGCAGGTTGCTTGTTCTTCAGAAGCAATAACTTACCTGACGCATCTTAAGGAGCGATAATGGCATTTATAACGGTAGGTGGACAAGTAACTAGTTACGCAGAGTATACTGACGTACTACAAAAAGACCAACGACTTTTAGAAAGCAACGAGATACTAGTCCCAGCAGAAAGTGGTTTCACTGACAAAACGGACTTTATTGAAGACTTGCTTACTAAGTCAACCGACCGTATCAATACCAAGATTAAGGCCTCTACATGGTGGAGAGCCTATTTGGCCTATACTGGTACTAGTGTTAGCAATCCTGCACTAGTACCGGATTTTAATCCTAATAAGATTAAAAGCAGGAAACAAGACTTTACAGACATGTGTGTATACTATTGTTTTAAAGAATACTTGTTACCACTAATTGCTGACTTTAGTATAGAAGAAAATGCCGAAAGGCAAAAGATCACATACTATGAAGGCAAGTTCAATGATATATTCAATGAACTATTAGATATGGCTGATTGGTATGATGCAGACGGAGATGGTACTGTAGAAGACAGTGAAAAAGCATTCAGTTACAGACCATTAAGAAGAAATCGCAAACGTGTAACGTTGACTAAGGTTAGATAATGATCAGAGACGATTTAATCACTCAGATCACAACTAACTTGACCAGTTATACTGAATTCAACGTGGTTAGTGATTTACCTTATGATGCAAGTGG